ACATAATGTAAGAGGTAAGAGACTATGATAGTTGACTTTCCACTCTGTCTAGGTAATTTACATATTGTAAACCTATTGTCGTGAAAAGTATCTACCATCTTCCGCTGAAAGTCATACATCTCAAAAGGTACAAGACCCTTATCAATGGTGACAATTTTTAAATAGTTTTCTATAAAATACTTAGGACTTTCTAAACACTTTACAACTTCTTCAATTTGTTTTTTTGTAAAACGAGAGGGCGTATGTGCTTTTTTTAAATTAGGATTACCTAAGTATTGATCTTGTGTTGCCATTTAATTAAATTAGTTTTTTTAATGATTCAGATAAATCTTTAAATTTTATTCTTGTGCCTCTTGCAGTATCTTCAGGCAGTTCAGCACCGTAATCCATTTTATTCATTAATACATAAAGTTTTTCACCAAGTAGATTGCCTGCTTCATAATCTGAAAGATAGTGAAACCCTGCAACAACTCTACCATAACCACATTCATATGCTGCAGCCATTAATTCTTTTTCTAACTTTGGTACTTTACCAGCAACATATCTAGCAACTACAACTGATTGACAAGCATGTCCACTAGGATATGACCTAGTTTTATTTGTAGCACTTGGTAATGTATTAAGACTAGGTAAAACTTCAATTGGTCTTTTTCTGTTAAACTTTTTCTTAAAATAATTTATAATATCTGTTTGTTGATATATGATATCTTTAAACTCTTTTGGATGAAATTGTAATCCATGTTTATCACAAACCTTTTGAATAGCATAAAAAGGAACTCTATCATGATCTCTAACAGATTGCACCTGCTCTGGTGTTCTTTTTCTAATTATTTCTTCTACTTTATATGCCTCTGCTAAATCACCAACAGGTGGTGATGGAAGTGTGATTACATCTTCAAGTCCTTTTCTAAAAAATATCATTTCTTTTCCTTTAACATCTTTTGTAATTCTGTTGTTGAACCAACAAACAATGCATTAGTAACATTCTTTGGTCCTTTATCAGGCACATCTTTGATCTTTTTTAATTTCTCTTGTAAATCTAAAAGATTTTGTGATACTTCACTTACTGTTTTAATTAGTTGTCCTGCAACTTCATAGGCACGAGGATGTTCTCCTTCTTTTGCAAGATTGAGTATACCATCAATTGCTTCATTACCTTTATCAAGTAAATTATAAAGATTTTTTCTACCAGTTTCAAAATCAATATCTGGATCTTTATCTTCTGGTACTGATATTGTTAATTCTTTTTTTTCGTTTTGTATTACTTCAAGTTCATTTGTTTCTTCGGCAATACCTAATACTTCATTTAATTTATCATCTATTTTGCTCATTACTTATCATCGCCTGTCGCCTCATCATAATTTAATCCATCATCAAAAAAATCAAGGGTTGTTGTATATGTATATGTATCATCTTTATCTGCCGACGTAGGATTTGGTACTACTGTAACTCTTTCACTACGAGATGGACTTTGATCTGATGTGTTCGTATATAGATCAGCAGAAACTTTTTTAATTATAGCAGATGTAGATATTGGTCCATACAAATATACTTTTGCTGTAAACTGTAATGTATAAATTATTCTTCTTAGACTAGTTAATGTTCCTGTATAACTATCGTCATAATCTACACTATTTAAAATAAATGGTATATCTCTTTTTGTATCCATTGTTGTATCTTCAATCATAGTAACAGTATAATCAGGTTGAAAGTATGGTAGTATCTGTTCTATGATTTGCAAACCATCGTCTGAATTTGCTACATAAACATTTAAAGAAAAACTAACATTATATGGCACAGGCATATATTGATTGTTCATTTTAGTAGTATCAGCATTTGTTGTTACTTTAGTTATCTTTTGATTTTTATTTAACTTACGACTACTATCATAACTGTATCCTGTAATTTCAAATGACATTCGAGGTAGAGTGATTGCCACTTTTGAATCGTCTCCAGTTAAGTCTTGCTGTGCGTCTAATCTTGCAAGAAACTTTTCCTTTGGAGAATACGATAAGGGTATTTTAATATTTTGTAGTGGATTCCCGCTAGAATCTAATCTCTTAATATTAATATTATTAAATATTGTACCAAACGCAATAACAGTATTACGAATCTTTTTATGATAAAAATGTTCTCCAAACATTAGTATTCGTCAACCTCACCAAATGGATTTCTCTCACTAAAGTCCAGTATATCATCACCTGTTGAAGCAGTATTTGTTCCTGCAGCTGTTTCAAATGCTTGACCTTGATCGGTAGGTGATTGTGTTGCCATTGTGAAGTCCTCGTTTATTATATAATCTATTGCACCTATAGTACTCTCTAAAACAAAAGAACCTACTTCGTTTTCTAAAGTAAACTGAAAGTTCATTGTATCAGTTGATAGACTATCTTCTATACTATCAATTGTAGAAATACCAGTATCAATTCTTTCTGAACTATATTCAAATCGAGTACAAGATAACTTGTATGTAGGTAAAGCACTTTGTTGATAGAATGGTTGTTCGTGTTCAACAAACTGTATTTCAAAAAATGCATTTGTTGTTGGAAAGTAAACTAAGTCGCCCTCTTGTGGTCTATCAGCAACTAAGTCTGAATTATTACCTACTAGAGTTTCCCATCTTAATTTAGATAAAGTAAATACAATATCATCTCTTAATTCTAAACCAAACTTTTTAATAATCTCTTGTTCGCCCATATATCCATCAGTATTATCTACATACATTTCAATGATATAAGAATCATCAAACGAGCTTGCAGGATCTTCACCAAAGATTGTATCTTTGTTAGCAATCTTTCTAGGTAAGTAATAGACATCTTGGCCGTATATCTTAAGCTGTTCTATAATTAAATCTTCGTATAGTCTTTGCTCAGATGTTGTGCCTGTGTCGAAATAGACATTTGTTGGCATTTAATTATCCTTGTTGCATATGTGCAGGTTCTTCGTAATTGCTTCTAATTTCTTCTTCTAATTTTTGTTGTTCAGCAATTGCAGTAGAAAATAATTCAGGTCCGTTTAGAGTAACTCCTCCTAACATAGCAGTGCCTGAAAATTTTGAAAGATTTTGTCCCCATTGTTTTTTAATTAGTGTTGTGGCATATCTTTTTAAATATATGTCATCATATATATCAGTATGAGTATCGGGATCTAATTTACGGAAAACTTCTATAATTAAATATTCGTCTGCTGTTATATCTACTCCCCAATCCATATCAATAAATAATCTGTTTGATAGATGATTAAATCTCATTGGTTTTTCTCCCACTAAAATGTGATCGAGAAAATCTAAGTGTTGCATTGTCATTTGATAATGTATAATACTAGTAGATGAAAAATCATATAAATCATTTAATCTTAGTTGATATCTAACATCAAACAAATTTAAGTTTGCTCTATCAGATAAAGGAAAAACATTAACGACAGAAATTACAGATGAAGGAACTACGATAAAATTATCTGCTCTTTCATAAGTAGTTGTAATAGAATTATCTGTAACCGACTCTGAAGCATTAGTTGTCATTCTTGTAATATCAGCAGCAGTTACTTTATATTTTAAATACATTCTTTCAACACCATCAACATGATATTGAGCAAAATATTGAACTGCCTCATCTATTCTATCATCTACTTGGTCATCATCAACATTTATATCAATTACAGGCTTACCTAATGCTCGTAAACAATACTCTTTAAATGTTGCTTTTGTACTTGGGACTGCCATATTTTATTCTTCCTTTTTAACTATTTATAACTACCCTAATGCGACTGCTTGAGCGATTGCAAAAGCATTAGTTGCTTTAGTGTCTAATTGTGTTTGAATTGCACTAGTTACACCGTCTAGATATCCTATTTCAGTTGATGTAACAGCACTAACAGATACATCGCCATTACCATCAGAAACCAATGCTCTTGAAGCAGTTAAGTCTGCCATCTTACTAAATGCAATTGCAGCTGATGATTTAATATCAGCATTAACAATATTTGTAATCGTGTTATTATCAGAATCAATACTTTTATTTGTTAATGTATCAGTTGAATCTTTTAACACAATTGTACCAGTTGCGTTTGGTAAAGTGATTGTTCTATCTGCGTCAGGATCAGAAGCAACTAAAGTTGTTTCATTTGAATCGTCAGTTGATCCTTCAAATATAACACTAGTATTAACCACGACAGTTGAGAACTCTGAAGCACCACCGCCTGTGATATCTGTTAGATATGCGACTGTACCAGAAGCGTCTTGAATTGTAACTGTTCTATCTGCTGTAGGATCTGTAATTGCAAAAGTTGTTTCAAAAGCGTTTGAGGTTGCCCCTTCAAATACGAGTGGACTAGCACCTGCAAAGACAGCACCAGTTGCTGTTACGATACCTGTAAGTGTCGGTGCCGATATACTTGGTGTAGCAATTGTTGGTGTATTAATTGTTGGTGATGTTAAAGTTTTATTTGTAAGTGTTTGTGTGGCTGCAAGACCAACAAAACTCTCACTTTGTAATGCACTATTAAATTCTGTTAAAGTTCCTGTAAGTGTATTTGCGTCTAGATCAATAGATTTATTTGTAAGTGTTTTTGATGTACCAGAAAGTAAAGTATCTACTTGTGATAGTGTTGCTCTACCTTCAGTACCACCATCAGATACTAAAATTAAATCACCTGCAACTAGTGTATTACTTGTTAAGTCTGTTGCGTTATCTATATTTACAATTGCTTCTACAACACCAAACTCTAAAGCACTTGCACCTGAATTAACTTTTAAAACTTGACCTGCAGTACCAAGTGATAATGAAGCACCAAGACCACCATGAGTAAGTGCTAATGTATCGCCTGACTGAAATTCAGAAAGACCAGTTGCCGTACCAGCGTCATTAAATACTGCTCTAATTGGTGTTTTGTTTGCCATAATTTATTCCTAAAACTGAAAAATGGTACTATCACTATCAGTTAGTGTTGAACCATTTGCCAATGTAAATGTTTTTGTTCCTGTAAATGTTGTTCGTGTTTCAATCGTTGCATTAAACTCAAAATCTGTATTCTTAGTATTTAGTCCTCCAGAAGCAGTAAAGAAAGGTACTACTCTTGTAGGTTGTAAAGTTTCTCCACTAGATGATATAACAGCTAGTTCATTTGTTCCTGCTTTTGAACCAGCAGGTAATGTTGCACCTGTTGCTGATATTGCAATTGTTCCTGTACCGTCAGCACTTATTGTTGCGCCTGCAAGGTCAATTGTATCACCAGAAAGAAATAAATCATTCCATCTGTTCGTTGCACTACCTAAACTTCTTAAATTAGTTTGATCTGGTATAATATCTTGGTCAACTCTACTTAAATCTACTGTGCCACCAAAAGTACCATCTTGTAAATCTACACCGTCACCTGCATTTGAAGATGATAAATCTGTGCCATCTAAAACTAATCTATCACCAGCATTTGAACCACTTGCGTCTGTGCCATCTAAAATTAAATCTTCGGTTTCTAGAGTTGTACCTATAAACTTACCAGTTGCACCATCATATTGTAAAACTCTTTTATCTATTAAAGCAGTATCGGTATCAACATCATCTAATCTTGCTAAATTGACTTCACCGCCACCACCAATTGAACTCATTTGTCTAGTAACAACTTCTTTAAATTTAACAAACTCTTTTTTCATTTCATCTAGAGATGTTATTCTATCTAAAGTTTTTAATCTATCTTTGTCAAGCTCATTAGCAACTTTCATCTCTGAAAGTTTTTTAGTTACTTTATCAATTACACTTTCTTTTGATTTTATTGGTTCTAGTTCGTCTTGTAAAGTTTCACTAACTGTTTGTTCTTCTTCTTTTATTTCTTTCTCGGGCTCTAGTATTAATTCTTTTTTCTTTTTTTCTTTTGTTACAGAGGTAAACAATTCTTCTAAATCAGCTATCTTTTTTTCTGATTTAACAACTTTTTCTTTTACTTGTTTCTTCTCATCATTAATTATAGAGAAAAAATCTACTAATTTTTCTTCTGGTTTTTCTACAACCTTGACAACTTTTTTTATATCTTCTTTAATTTTAGCGTTTAGTTTTTCTTCTTGAATGAGTGAGATTTGTTTTTCTATATTTGGATCAATATCTATCATAATTATCTACTTACGCTTGGTGTTATCGTTGCTCTTCCCTCTATTCTTCTAGTAATTAA